GAAGAATATGAAAAACGACAAGAGCAAGCACAGAGAGTTAGTGCTTTAAAAGGCAAAAGAAGGTAAGATAGGTTTAATATTTGGTTTTTTATAGCAAGTGGCTAATTACGGAATAAATATTGATGTAAAGGTAAAGACAAGAGAATTAACTAATTTTAATTTAAAACTCAAACAAACTAATGAAAGAGTTGATGCAGCAAATAAAGCATTAGAAAGATTTGTTACTGCAAGTCCAAGACATATTCGCAAAGTAAGTCAAAGTTTTAGCGATTTAAACGCAATGGTTAACAGAGCTAATGAAGCTTTTAATAAATCAACTTTAGGCACTCCACAAGCTGTAGACGCAGCTAAAAATATGATAAGGGCTAATGAACAATTTAATGTCGGATTAGAAAAAAGAGCAAAGCTTTTAGAACAAGTTACTTTTCAAATGAAGATGCAAAATATGGCAGCAAAAGGTATAAGACCAGGAACTATGTACTCAGGTCCTATTGGTCCAGGACAAGCTACATCAATGTTTGGTGGAAGAGTAAAACAAAATATTGCTGCTTCTCAAGCTATAAGAGGAGGAAGTGGTTTTGCTGCGTTTAGTAGTGGTGCTAGTCAAGTCTCTCAGACAGCAAAAACAGAAGCAATTCAATCAAAAGCACGAGCAAAACATTTAAAAAATATTGATAAAAAAGTAGCAAAAATAGCCACTATTCAGACACAACAACAATCTTCAAAAGCATTTGGAGCAACAGGTGGTCAAATAGGTCCAGCACTTCCAGGAGGATTTAGATTGCAACAGCAGTTTAAAGAAGGTGGACTTTTTGGTATGCCAGGTGGAATGAAAGGCAGGATAAAAGGTGGTGTTGGTAGTGCATTAATTGGTGGAGGTTTTCCTGCTTTATTCGGTGCTGGTGGTATAAGTTCTGCTATGGGTGCTGTAGCTGGTGGTGCTGGAGGAGCACTTGCACCTGGTGGTGGTTTTGCTGCTTCTATTTTTGCCACAGCTATAGCTGCTCAGATAGAGAAAGCCATAGCTTTTAACAAAGCTGTAGATGATTTAAATGTATCAATAGCAGCTACAGGTGGAACTTCGTTATTTTCTTCAAAACAAGTAGCTGAATTTGCTAAGTCTCTTGGAATGACAAAAGATGAAGCACTTGAAGCATTGAAGGCATTTAAGCAATTTGAGGCAGCAGCAAGAATTACATTAACTCAAACATTTGGGTCAGAAGGTACTTTTGATATTTTTACAGGATTAAAAGATAATCAATCTGTTTTAAATGCTTTACCTCAGTTATCAAAAGAACTAAGTTTAGATCAAGCTAAAATAGCATTAGATGTATTAAAAACTAATGGTGCAAGATCGGCAGAATTAAAATTATTAGAACAAATATTTTCTAAAAATAAAAAAATTATTATTCAAGAAAGTGAAAAATCAAATCTTTTAGATCAATTAAATCCACTTAGAGGTGGTGTAAAGAGAAGATCAGATGGTTCACTTAGAGCATTAACTATTGATGAGTTAGAAACAGAAAGAGGAGAAGAAGCTGGTAAAAATTTTCAAAGTAAATTAGATCAAGCTAAAGCCTTATTACAAGTTCAACGAGATTTTAATAAAGAATTAGAAAGACAAGCAATTATTAAAGCACCAGTTGATGAATTGGAAAGACTTTTAGATCCTTTAACTCAAATTGATGCTTTAGGAAAAAGTATTGGTGATAGTTTTTCTGAATCTTTTAAAGGTCTTATAAGAGGTTCAATGACGGCACAAGAAGCATTAAGAAATTTATTTCAACGTACAGCAGATCATTTTGCAGACATGGCTGCACAAATGTTAGCAGCACAACTAAGAACAGGTATTTTTGGTTTATTTAAAAACTTTTTAACTCCTTCACTTCCTAGTACTCAACAACTCGTAAATCAACAGATAGCAACACATGGCAATACTGTTCCTGCTGGTTCTTTTGGTATAGGATCAAAACCTAGTGATAATTTTACTAGAGCTATGGGTGGACCAGTTACAGGAGGTAACTCGTACCTTGTTGGAGAACGTGGACCTGAGATGTTTAGTCCAGGTGTATCAGGAATGATTACACCAAATCATGCTTTAGGTGGAGGTACAAGTGTAGTAGTTAATGTAGATGCTTCTGGTTCTTCTGTTGAAGGTGATGAAGATAGAGGGAAAGAGCTTGGTCGTCTTATATCAGTAGCAGTACAATCTGAATTAATTAATGAAAAAAGACCTGGAGGTTTACTTGCATAATGGCTACTTTTCCTTCAATAGCACCTACTTACGGAGTACAAAAAAGATCCGCACCAAATACTAGAACAGTAAAATTTGCTGACGGTTATGAACACCGCATACTTTTTGGCCTCGCAGAACATCAAAATCCTAAAATTTATAATCTTACTTTTGAAGTATCAGAAACAGATTCAGATACTATAGAAACATTTTTAGATGCAAGAGCAAATGATAGTGCCAGCTTTACTTTCACTCCTCCAGGAGAATCCAGTGCTTCACAATATGTATGCGAAAGCTGGAATAAATCTATTCCTTATTTAAATAGAGCAAGAGTACAAGCTACATTTAGGGAGGTGTTTGAACCATGAGTACTGCTCCTGTTTTTAGTGAAGTTCAAAAAATAAATCCCTCTGCAATTATTGAACTATTTACATTACAGCTAGATAACTCTTTACATGGTGCAACTACAACTTATAGATTTCATTCGGGATCTAATCTTAATGCAAATGGAGAGATAGTTTGGGCTGGTAATGCTTATCAAAGATTTCCTATAGAAGCTACAGGTTTTGCATATCAACGTGGTCAGATTCCTAGACCAAAACTTGTAGTAAGTAACGCATTAGGAACAATATCAGCAATACTTTTAACTGTTAACCAAACAACAACTGGTAATGATTTAACAGGTGCTACCTTTACTAGAATTAGGACAATGGCAAGATTCTTAGATGCTGTTAATTTTCCAGGAAATTCTAATCCATTAGGAACACCTGATCCTACAGCAGAATTTAAACGTCAAATATTTATAATTGATAGAAAAGCAGCAGAAAATAGAGAAGTAGTAGAATTTGAATTAGCAGGAGCTATTGATATGGCTGGAGTTAGAGCACCAAAACGTCAATGTACTCGTGCTTTATTTCCTAGTATTGGTACGTTTACTCAATGAGTTGGAAAGATGACGCATTGGTTCATGCGAAAGACCAAGATCCTAAAGAAGCTGTAGGACTTTTATTAAATATCAGAGGTAGACATAAATATTATCCTTGTCAAAATTTAGCAATAACAAATCATCAGGAATTTATTTTAAATCCAGAAGATTATGTAAAGGCAGATAGCTTAGGAGAAATAACTGCTGTTGTTCATAGTCATCCGACAACACCTCCAACACCAAGCCAAGCTGATCGTATTAGCTGTGAACATAGTAAATTACCTTGGCATATTGTTAACCCCAAGACAGGTGAATGGGGTGAATGTATTCCCGAAGGTTACGTTCCAGAATTACTGGGCAGACCGTGGGTGTGGGGTGTTACTGATTGTTGGAGTTTAGTTGTTGATTGGTACGCACAAGAAAAAGGTATAGAACTGAAAGATTATGCAAGAAATATGACACCACAAGAATTTTTAGAGAATCCTTTATTTGAAGATTATGCTTGGCGAACAGGTTTTAGAGAACTTAGATCAGAAGAAAAGTTAGAAGCTGGAGATGTTTTATTAATGTCTATAATGCACCCAACTTTAAATCATGTAGCTATTTTCTTAGGAGATATGGTTTTACACCATTTAGCAGATAGACTATCTTGTAGAGAACCATATTCTGAGTGGTTGTTAAAATGTACTGGTAAGAGGTATCGCTATGCTCAGAAAAGTTAAATTATACGGAGAACTAGCTGATTTTGTAGGCTATAAAGAATTAGATGCTGTAATAAATTCTACTGCTGATGCAATACGTTTTCTTGTTAGTAACTTTCCAAAGTTAGAATCACACATGGCTAATAGGTATTATCAGGTTCTTGTTGATGATTATGATATTGATGAGACTGAATTACATAATCCTATAGGACAATCGGATATAAGTATTGTTCCTGTTATTAGTGGTGCAGGAGGTGGTACAAAAAAGTTTTTATTAGGTGCTGCTCTTATAGGAATAGGATTTGCAGTTGGTGGAGGAGTATTTGGTCCAGCATTAGCAAAAAATTTAGGTGCAATTAGTTTTGTAAAAAACGCTGGTTTTGCTTTGGCTTTACAAGGTGTAACTGAAATGCTATTTCCTTTACCCAAGCCACAAGATTTTAGTAACGAAGAAGATCCACGTATATCATTTAGCTTTTCTGGAGTGCAGAATACATCACGAGCAGGTACTAGCCATCCAATAGTTTACGGAGAAATTGTGACTGGCTCAGTGGTAATCTCTGCTGGAATTGACACTAATCAGGTATCAGCATGACAGATAAAATTATTAGAGGTTCTGGTGGTCCACCACCTACCCCACCATCTCCAACTAGAGCACCTGATACTTTAAACAGTAGACAGTTTGCTTCCATACAAGATCTTATATCTGAAGGAGAGATAGAGGGTTTTGCTACTCCATCAAAGGCATCACTTACAAAAGGAACAACAGCATATAATAACGCAGCATTAAAAGATGTATTTTTAAATGATACCCCTATCCTTAATTCAACTGCCAATAATACAAATCCACAAACAGCAGATTTTAATTTTCAAAGTGTAGGGTTTACACCTCGTTTTGGAACGTCAAACCAAGAACATATTCCTGGTATTGAAAGTAGTCAATCTACAACTGCTGTAGGAGTTACAGTAACAAACTCTTCTCCTGTAACTCGTCAGATAACAAATACAAATGTAGATGCTGTAAAGGTAACGGTAACTTTTCCTCAACTACAAAGAGCAACTGACGAAGGGGATTTGTTAGGTTCTTCTGTTGATCTTAAAGTACAGGTTCAGTACAACAGTGGTGGTTATTCAGATATTATTTCAGACACTATTACTGGTAGAACTGCTGATGCGTACCAAAAAGAATATCGTGTAAATATAACTGGTGCATTTCCTGTTGATATAAGGGTCGTAAGAGTAACAGCAGATAGTACATCTTCAAATCTTGTTGATGCTTTTACTTGGACAAGTCTTGGTGAGATTGTTGATGATAAACAAACTTATTTAAACAGTGCATATACAAACTTAAGGATAGATTCTGAACAGTTTAGCTCTATACCAAAAAGAGCCTTTCGTATTCGTGGTGTAAAGGTAAGAATCCCAGGTGCAGGTGCTTCTAGTTCTGGTACTCCTACTGTTGATTTACAGACAGGAAGAATTGTCTATCCGAGTGGCTATATATTCAATGGAACTATGGGGGCAGCCCAATGGTGCTCATGCCCAAGTTTAATATTACTCGACCTTTTAACTACTGAAAGATATGGATTTGGTACTCACATCTCAGACAGCAACTTAGATTTATTTAGTTTTGTAGCAGCTAGTAAATACGCAAATGAGTTGGTATCAGATGGTTTTGGAGGACAAGAAGCTAGATTCAGTTGTAACGTAAACCTACAAGGATCAATGGAAGCCTACACCTTAATAAATGAATTAGCTGGAGTTATGAGATGTTTTCCAATATGGTCAGAAGGTTCTGTCACTATTACTCAAGATAAACCAACAGATCCTAGTTATCTATTTAGTTTGGCAAACGTAGGTGAAGGTGGTTTTTCATATTCTGGTAGCAGTTTAAGACAAAGACATTCTGTTATCTCT